CCTGTAGTATTATTCATTGTAACATCTCCACCTGTAGAACCACTTATTGAAACATCAGCATTAGTCATATTCCATTCCTGACCTCCGTTTTTGTTTAATCTGAATCTTTCAACAGAACCATCTGATTCAAAAATTAAAGCAGAATCATTTGAACCATTAGACCTTGCAAGTATTTCAAAATCAGCATTTGAACTGTTTGTATTACATCTAAACAACATACCAACTTCTGCACCTACAGTAGTATCGTTATTGTCTAAGATTAAAGCAATATTTTCTCCACTTGCACTATCTCTAGAAATATGCAAAGGCACTAAAGGTGTGTCTTCTCCTATTCCTACGTTTCCTCCGTTTGGATTGATAATTAATGGATAATTTGCCCCTAAATTTGTAGCTTCACTTACTTGCATCCACATTCCATAAGGTGCTACAGATTGTTGTCCTATATCTAAAACATTTGTTGCTGAACCTCTAACCCTTAACGCTCCATTAGTTTGTGTTGAACCAGCTGTTACTGGGTTTCCATTTACATTGGCTTTAATTTCAGTTCTAACATTTGGCGAATCAGTTCCTATCCCTAAGTAACCTAAATCATTCATCCATACTCTGGTTTGTCCTCCAGAAACTAAAAACAATTTATCATCTGAATGTGTATATCCAATTCCACCTCTATATTGTTCGTTTCCACTTGTTCCATCGGCAAAATATATAGCGCCACTTGTATCATTAGCAGTAACTATACTCATTCCACCTTCTCCGCTATTTTGTTTTATAACTAAATTATCTGCTCCAGAATAATAACTTGTAGGCGAATCAGTTCCTATTCCTACATTTCCACCATTAAAATAAGAAACTCCTGCTTGATTAATTTGCGTTGTAAGTACATTATTAGAATTTCGAGAAGTTATTAAACCACTACCCAAATTAAAAACAATAGACTCCCTTACAGTTGTTCTGTCTATAAATCTAAGGTTTTTAGTATCTGAATAATCAATTCCTGCAATTACAGTTCCATTATTAAATTTTAACTCAGGCGATAAAGTACCACTATTAATTAATTGTATTTGTGAAGCAAAATTTGTGTTAAAGTAAAAATCCGTAAGGTTAGAAGTAGTTTCTGTAAACCTCATAAACTCAGCACCACCTGTAAAAAATCTTAATCTATCAGCACTATCTTCAGTTATATAAGTATTTCCACCACCATCAAAATACAATGCTTTTGCTGTCGATATTTTAACATCACTTGAGAAACTTGCGTTTTTTAAAGAATCAAGAACTAATGCATTACCTCCATCAATAGACATTTCTATTGTAGAATTTGCACCTGTATTATCAATATCAGATTGAATTAATAATCTGCCCTCATTACCAGTTGTGCTTTGTTGAAATATTCCAGCCTTACAAGTTGCCAAAGTTTCGTCTTTTATAGTAATACCAGGAGCATTACCACCTTCTATAAAAAGACCACCATAAGGGTCATCGTCATCTATAGTAATAGAACCTTGAGTTAGTGTTAAATTTCCTGCTATTGCTGTATTTCCACTTGTAGCATTTACAGTAAACTTGTCTGTGTTTATTGCTAAATCTCCTGCAAACGCAGTATTTCCACTTGCTGCAGCTACTGTAAATTTATCTGTGTTTACTGCAAAGTCTCCTGTTGAACTTAAATTAGTGTTTGTTGTTAATGAACCATCTACTGTTATTGCACTACCTGATTCAGAAACTATTGAATCTGATATTATTTGTGTTCCTGACCATTTTGTAAGATTTCCTACCGTACCAGTACCGTCTACTTGTGAATGATCTAATTTAGTCCATTCGTTATTCGCACCAGCAATTACCCAGTCTCCTACAGTCCAGCTCGATATACCATTTAAACTTGTAGTACCACCTACACTAACAACGTAATAATGCCCTTGTGTTATAAATGGCGAATTATCTATTGTATAATTTTCACCACTAATCATTATGTCAGTATCAAGTGAAAGTGTTGTATTATTATCAATTCCTGTAACTAATGCAGTTTGACCATCAACTTGGTTTACTACTTGATCACCTACTGTTACTGTTGATGTAAAACTTTGTGTGCTGTCTATTAATTTATTTGCCTGAACTCCTGTTGTTGTACCAGCTGCAGCTTCACCTCCACCTGATCCTAAAACTGGTGAATTTGACGAAGCATCCCAAGATCCCATAAATCTTAATCCACCTGCTAATCCGTTTACTTGTGATTGTAGTTTACCAATACCTTCTAATATCGTGTCTGAAGCTAATACAGATGATGCTGAGGGCGAAGTTAATCCTGTTAAGACCTTAGCTGTTACTGAATTATTATCTAACGTTACAGCACCACTTACATTATTTGTACCATCAACACTTGATATTGTTCCAGTAGCTTGACCTGTTAAAGATAAATCTCTTGCAGTTTCCCAAGCTGTAGCTGTATCTGCATTTCCTGTAAGATCTCCTGTTACATTTCCAGTAACATTTCCAGTAACGTTTCCTACAACTGCTCCTGTGTGAGTTCCTGCTGAATTACCAGTTAAATCACCTGTAACATCACCAGTTACATTACCTGTTAAATTACCTGTTACATTTCCTTGTAAATTTCTATGTACTGTTGAGGGTAAACTTAATGTTATTGTTTGTGAAGCTCCTGATGTATTTATTTGATTTGTAGTACCTTCTACTGTTAAAGTTTCTGAGTTTAAAACAACAGCACCACTTCCTGAATCAGTTTGAAAATCTAAATCACTAGCGTTATTTAAACCTTTTACATAAGCAGTTGTCGCTATCTTAGTTGAATCGTCACTTGATGCTTGTGTCGTAGCTACCGAACCATTTGGTAAGGTTACTCCAGCACTTGGGAATTGTAAACTCAATCCTTGACCAGATGCACTTGATTCTATTTGATTTGGAGTACCTGTGACAGCAAATACTTGAGTGTTTAAATTAACATCTCCTGTTCCACTATCTGCACTAAAATCTAAATCACTTGCAGCATCTAATGTATCTACATAAGATGTTGTAGCTATTTTTGTAGAATTGTCTCCTGCTGTTTGTGTAGTAGCTGTAGATCCATTTGGCATTACAACCCCACTTGAATTTAAAGAAATTGTTAAACTTTGTCCTGAAGCTACTGTTGTTATTTCATTAGAAGTTCCACCTATGTTAAATATTTGTGAATCTAAATCTATTTGACCTGTTCCAGTATCACCTATAAAGTCTAAATCTTCAATAGTTATCTGAGCAGCTACATAATCAACTATAGCAGCAGTAGTAGGGATTGTAGTATCATTATCATTGTTACCAATACCATCTGCAGCATCTACAAATTTAGTTATGATAATATTTTCAGCTGTGTCTTTTAATGATCCAAATTCTAATATAGATGTAACTTTAAAATCACCAGCAGTATTTACAAATAAGCCAGTTCCTGTACCGTTTCCATCTGTTATCTCTTTTAGACTTGCAGTTATAGCAGCATTATCAATCGTTTTGATTAATCCTGTATAAGTATCTGAAATCCTTGTGTTAAATAGACTTGCCATAATTTTGTTTATTTTTAATTTCTTGTTTCTTTAAAAACGTTTTTAGTTTTTCAATGTTTTTTTGTTTTGGTTTATATCTCATAGTACCCATCCGTTAAATAATGCATCATAATCTGGATATATATCGTCATTTGTATTACTTGTATATTCAGGATAATCTGACTGGTTAAATGACATAAAATCTATGAAACGTCTTGAATAATATTCCATAAATTCACGTGCTTTGTCAACTAAATAATCTACTTCATTTTTACTTACTGTTTCGCTTGTTTCAGAACGATGCTTAAATACTCCTCCGTTTTTTATTGTATAACTCGCAAAAGGAATATAATAAACTTGAGCTGCCCAAATTAACATTGGTTGTAAATACGTATTTAATAATGTTTTGTATTTAACATTAGCCACATCATCAATTTCACCATTAGCTATTAATGTTGATATTTTATTATATAAATCTGTACCTGTATAATTTTGTATATCAATTTCTTGAGCAAGTTTTATAAATTGGATAAATTTATCCGTATCTACGTTTCCATCTAAAATCGAATTTCTTACTAAATCTGTTCTATTTATAAATAATGCTGTAGCCATAATTTTTTTATTTTACTCCTGGGTAATGCCCCTCGTTTGGCATATTTACTGGTGCTATGATCGATTCTTTTGTTCCACGTGGATTTTTAATGTATGATTTTGGTATTGATCTTGTTTTTTTATAATCATTTAAAAATTTTGATGGACTTGTATTTGCTTTTAATCTATATAATTGACGATTCCATTTGTGGCGGCAATAAACTCCACCCTTAAATTTAAATAAATCGTAAGGTTTTCCTTTGTGTCCTAATTGACTATTTACACCATCTCGACTTGCTTTATCAATATCTTCTAATCGATATACAATACCTGATTTAGATAAACTCATCATATTTTTGCAAAAATCACGAGTCGACTTGCTTGGTTTTGTTGAACCAACAGCATATTTATATCTAATTTTGTAATTTTTAGAATCTAAATAACTAAAACCATTAGGTTTAGATGTAATTTCGTCTTTTAATTGTTGAAATAAATTCTTTTTTTCTTTAATACAAATATTAGCCCAATCTTCGTCAGATATATCAACACTTTCATTTAATTCATCTACTAATTCCCATTCATCATTAATTATTTCGCCTTTTAAATTGTTTAATATTTGTTCTCCAAGTTCAATTGACATATCAGAATGATTTTCACAAGGCATAAACCAAATTTTATCTCCTTCTTTATGTTCGTGATGACCAGAACAACCCATTTTTTCAGCAGCTTGTTCTGCTTCTTCTTTCGTTTCGTAAACTTTTTTTCCGTCAATTTGTTTTAATTCAACTGACATTTTAACTCCAGTTTCTTCTTCTATTTCTTCGTCAGATTGTACGCTTCGATCTACGTCTGTGAATTCTAATGGTTGTAGCGTTATAAAATATAAATTCAATGCAATATCATTAAAAGCTAATATTTGATCAAAGCAATCGATTAAAAGCTCCTGAAATGGTCGTATAACTGTGTTGTCCATTAATAAAGATGCAGTTTTAATTTCATCTGCGTTATTACCTAATCCTGTTTTGTCTTTTATACCTAAAAGCATTGGACTTACAACACGATGTGCTACAAGTACTTTACTTTGTGATTCGTCAGAAAGGAATTGATATTGATTGTGTGCATCAGATAATTGAACAGGTGTAATTTCAGCTTGTGCGTCTTTGTTGTCGTTAAATGATAAAATAAATTTACCTGCGTTACTTGAACCACTAAATTTTTGTGCAATTCGAGCTTCTATCATTTCACGCTCTTCTGGATTCGGAGTACCATTATTAAAATTAATTAACATCGATGGAGATAATCCATTCATTATGTTGTTTAAATGATAGTTAGAAATTTCTTCTTCTAATTCTGCATATTGTATTCCACCTTGATAATCTACTGGTGCATAGTAATAAAATCCAGATTTATATGGTTTTATATAATATATTTCAATATTTTCTTTTGACATACCAAATGCTGGTATACGTAATGGTTTATCACTTGGTTTTAATTTAGTCCAATCTTTGAAATAATAATAAGCAGGAATTTCACCATTTTCATCACATTTTTCTGCTCGTAACGTTTCAATTGGCATATGTTCGATTTGTGCAATTTTAGTCCTATCTTTAGAATAAATTATTTGAACAGCACATTGTCCCATTAATTTTAAATCATAACATAATTTTCTTACAATATCTTTTTTAAATAATGTAATCATTTGTGCGTATTGATCAGGTTTTTTGTTTGAATCAGTAGCTCCTAATCCTTTTCCATAAATTTGTTGGCTTATTCCGTTTACACAAGCATTATTTGTCGGGCTTCCATTATAACGATCTATTAAAAATTGAAAATAATTGTTGTCATCTCCGTATGCTATCCAATCTTGATTAGGAACTTCGATTATTTCAGGACTTGTATATGTACTTAAATTTACAAAACCAATATGTGATTTAGGATTTTTTACATATTGTCCTAAATTATTTCTTTTTCTATTTTTCATATTACAATGTAATCATTATTATAAGAATTATCTGTTATATATTGGCCTTGATTTATTTTATAATATAAATTATCCATTTGATCAATTTCTTGATCTGTACAGAATATTCTATCTTTAAATATAGTATCTATGTTTGTTGTGTCTATATTCCAAAATTCGTTGTAAACTTCCCATAAAAAATAATTAGTATTCCAAAAATTAGGATCACTAAATAATTTTACATCGTAAAAATGACCTTCAACAAGTACAGGACTAAATGCTTGGTTAAATGTTAAATAATCACCAGACGTTGTAGCGTTGTTTATTTCATACGTTTGTACAACATTTGTACTATCATCACGAATTGACAAAGTAAATTGACTACCATACGTTCTTGGTATGATTTTAAAATTTTGCTCTGCTGTTGTTGTTTTTAATACAATCATTTTATATATAACGTAAATTAAAAGTTTTTTTGTACAAATATTATTGCAAAAAAAAAGCACCCATATAGAGTGCTTTAATTTTCACATAATTTATTATTATGGTGTTGGATTGATCGGTGTTTCAGATGCAGGTGTAATTAATCCACTAGCTAAAAAGTATGGAGCTGTTTCTTCCATTCCCTCCATAGTTAATGTAAATCCAGAAAGGTCCCCTGCGGCAGCCCCAGTTACTGAAGTCCCGCCAACGCATTCCATTCCGTTTTCTAATCCACATAAAAATTGATTTCCATAATAATCTTCTACGACTACATACGGTCTACCAACTGCAATAATTTGTAATTCGTTTTGTGTTTGTGCGTCAAGATACGTTAATGTTAAATTTAATGTTTGAGTAAAAAATGTAGTTCCATTTTCTCTTGAACTTGTTATTGTTGTTTCAAGTGATGAATTACCTTTTACATCATATTGATACCAATCTGGTTGTGTTCCTGTGATTGATGAAACTTCACCATCAGCACCAACAACAACTCCAGTTAATCCACCGAAGTCTCCAAACCATACCGTTTTTATACCACCAAAGGCACTTTTACAAGGCAATAATCGTCCTTTATTTAATGTACAAGCCATATTATTTATTTTTTATATTAAAAAAGGGTAGATAGGCACTAACCCACCTACCCTAATTTTTGGTTAATTTATTTATTAAGAATAAAGAACAATTTCTGATCCAATTCCGTATTGTACTCCAGCAGTAAATCTCATAATTACTCTTACGTTTTTACTACCATCTATATCTGCCATATCAATTAATTTGACAAGGTTATAATCAGACATTAATCCGGTACCAAAATAAAGGTTAGATCTTTGAGCTGCAAACATATAATTGTTTGGTAATCCGTTAGCGACGAATATTTTAACTCCATCGATAGAAAGATTTTCTCCTCCTCCGTACCATAGTGTTCCTCTGTTGTCAATACCATTTGCTCCAATAGAACTTACATTTTCAGTTCCTGCAACGTTTGATAAAGCAGCATATCCACCAAGTGCTCTAACGTAAGCTTTTGCTACGTTTTGTGATACATAAATAAACATATCATCTTTATTATATAATGTGCTTGGAATAGCATCTACAACTTTTCCTAATTCAGCGATCACATTACCAGAATTAACTCCACCACCTACAGCAGCAACGTCAATAACGTCAGCATCAGCAGCAGCTAAAGTTGTGAATCCGTTAAACTCACCAGCTTGAGCACCACCAAGGTTTCCTTGCCATATATTCGATTCAGTCGAAGCAGCAACTTGCTCAGCAACGTGTGCTATTAAAAAACTTGAAAAATCAGGAGGTAAATTATCAAAAGCTGAATAGCCCATTGATACAGCACCCCAATCAGATTCAAATGGTGTTTTACATAATTCAAGGTTAACTTGAAAATTTTCTGGCTGGATAATTCTTTCAGTCAAAGTAACTGTTCCAGCATTTGTAAAGTCACAAGATTCATCGCCTATTAAACCTGAAGTAGCTACTTTTTTAATAACTTCTTTGAATTTAATGTTAGGTTTAATTTCAATTGCACCTTGACTTAATGTGTTACCGCTTAATAAAGCAGCAGCTATGTACTTACCTGCAAATTCTCCAGCATAAGTAGTAGTAATCGTTGGTTGTGGCATAATTTTTTATTTTTATTTATTTAATTGATTTAATATTATATCCATTGTAGAAGGCTTTCTTTTAGGAGCGATTCTAAAATTTTCTTTTTTTGTGTTACCTGATTCTGGATTGTGCTTTATTGGAGCAGCTGCAGGTTTTGATAATTCTTCGTTAAATTCTTCTTTTACGGTTCTTGATTTTGGTTGTCTTGAAACTTCTTCTTGTTCCATTTCAACTTCTTCTTCTTGTTTCATACTTTTTTCACCAATTTTAGATTTTAAATCAGAAATAGCGTCTTCAAGATTTTTAATTCTTTTTTCCATTCCTGCCCAATCTTCAACATCAGCTTCTTTTCCATCATCTTCCATTTCTTCGTCTTTGTATTCAAGATCTTCTGTTTCGTCTTTTGATTCTTCTTCTTTTTGAGGAACTTCGTCTGATACTTCACGAACATCGTCTATAATTCCTTCTTCAGCTACAACGACTAATCTTCCATCTTCGAGTAAATATTCTCCGACGGGCATTGCAACTTTTTCGTCATCTGTAAGAATAAAAATTTCTTTTCCTTTTTCAAACGATTCAGATTCTACAATAGTTCCGTTTTCTAATTTTTGTTCTTCAAGCTTTACTTCTATGTTTAAAAGTGTTTTGATTTGGTTTAACATTTCAGTTGATTTCATAATTATATATATAACGTTATTAATTTATTTTTTTGCATTTTCAAATTGTTCTTGATATTGGACCTATTCCTTGAGCCCATAAACTACCATCACAGCATTTTCGAGAATATGTATTTTTATTTTTACATAAACAACCACGTCTTGAATTTTTAGGGCTTGCTAATCCTGGAAAAAAATTTCTTTGTGATTTATTCATTTATTAAAATATTTTTTATTTTATTTATTAATTGATCAGCGTCTTTATTTTCTGATAATCCTATAGCTTCTTTAGGACGTTCCATTTTGTCTGCAAAATATCCTTCAATTGAAAATCCTTTGACTTTACCAGTTTTTACGTAATCGTTCCACACTTCATCATTATTTACTTTAACAGCACCCATCCAAGTTCCAATAGGAACGTCCATACCGTATTTTCTTGATTTGTCGTGTACTTTGTCTTCTACTAACCAAGACTCGACTAAACTTAACCCTGATAATTCGTGTGCGTGTTCTAATGTTGAATTGTTTTGATTTCCTTTGGTTAAATACATTTGGGACGCTTTTAATACCGTATCTTTGGAAAAGTATATATAATATTCATCTTCACCATTATTTCGATATATAGGTTTGTTTGGTATTAACAAAGCTCCCATTAATATTTTTTTATCTTTTGATATTTCTGCTAATTTTATTTCATTACTTTTTAAAGCTATAAAATCTTCTTCTATTGCAGGATTTTCGACTATTGAAATTGCTTCTATACCAGAATCTTCTTGCGTTTCATCTAATACTAATTCGATTATTTTCATATTTTATATAACGTTTTTAAATTAATATTTTGCATTTATATAGTTGCTCCTTCGACAATGTTACGTTCTAAACTTTGAGCTGTTGTAACATCATTACTTACAACGTATGCACGTGTTGGCGCTTGTCCACCAATTGCTTCTGCTAATTGACTTGTAGCACCTTGACCTACGACATTAAATGCTGGTGGAGCAGCCGCTGGTGTTATTGGTGTTGGTGTTGAAACTGATCCTCCGCCTGATCCTCCAACTGAAGCAGCAGCACTTTTTGTAGCACCAACTGCTGATTTAACAGCACTTAAAACGCTTGCTCCTGTAGCTATTGCAGTTAATATAAACGGAATATTAAATGGTGGTGGAGCTGTATTAGCTGCTTTTGCTACTGAACTTGTTGTTTCAGTTGATGCTTCAGCGGCATTAACCGTTGCTTTTGTTACAGCTGTTTTTGCAGCTAACATTTGTTCTTTAGCGTTTATTATGAATTCTTTTGCTAACATAATTTGTTTTGCTAATAATAATGCTTTACCAAGTTTTGTTTCTTCGCCAGCTAAAGCAACTGCATTATCAAATGTTGCCATTTGTTGTGCTTTTTTTTGATCTTCGATTGCTTTTAATTCGTCTGCTTGTGCTTGTGCATCGTCAATTATTTTTTGTTTACGCTCATCATCTTTTGTATCAAACTCAGCTTGTTGTGCGTTTTTCTTTTCATCTCGTGCAGCTTCTAAATCATCTGTCGCAATACCAGCTGCTGTAGCTTTGTCAATTAATGTTTGATAATATTCATCTATTTTTTGCAATTTTAAAGCACGTGCATCATCTTCGCTTACTGCTTCTGCGTCTCTAATTTGTTTTTTTAATGTAGCTAATTCTTTTTCTTTTTTTATTTTTTCGTCATCAATGACTTTTTGATCTGCTTTTTGTTTAGCAACGGCTGCTTTTCGTTCTGATTCTGCTTCACGTAAATTAGTTGTTATTTCAGCTGTTAATGTTTTTGCTTTTTTTAATCTTGCTGTTTCTAAATTTATTAATTCAGCTTCTAATTTTGCTTGTTCATCAAGATCTTCTTTGGTTGATTTTGACAATGAATTTTCTAATTTTTTTGCTTCGAAACGTAATCGTGCAGCTTCAATTTCTTTTTTTGTAATTTCTTCATCAATTCGACCAGCTTCTTTTAATGCAGCTATACGATCTTCGATACTGACGTTTTCTTTGTCAGCAGCTTTTTCTCTTAATTCGTTAAATCTACGATTTGCTTCAGCTCGTTCTAATAATAAATCACGATCAATTTTATCTGCTTTAGCACGTTGATCAGCTAATTGCCCAGCAAGTTTCATTTCTTTTGCTGTTTCTTCTCCAAAGTTTTTAATGCCATCAGTAGCTTCGTTTATGTTTACTGTCATTTCTGCAAACGCAGCTGTAGCCCCTGCAAAATCTCCTGTAATTAATTTTGCCATTGCTTTTCCAGCATTAAAAATACCCATTCCAAAATCAGCTACAATGTCTGTAACGTTACCTACTATGACACCAATTTTAGTCATTATTTTAGCAA